ACTCTTGTAAAGCTCCAAACTTGTTTAAGAATATAACTTTTAAAATATTGTAAACTGGTTCACATATCCTTCTAACAGTTATAGGAATCCCTGCTATTGTTTGAGATGCACCATCTGCTACTGTGTCAGCAATAGTTGTATAAGTTACACCATTAGATGATTCAGATGGAACATATGCATTCCCAGTTTCAGGTAGATACATTGTAGTGTTTGATTGTAATAGTTGTCCTGATACTAATTGCTTATTTGAACCTTCATTAAATTCACTATAAGCATCAAAGCCATATATATTGTGTTCAATTAATTGAGTAGAACTCTCTGCTAAAATAGCTCTTTGTTCTTTAGTTCCAGTAAAAAAGTTAATGTCAATTTCTGCTGTAATAACTAAACTGTTTTTTGTAGTTGTGCTATATGGGAATACACCATCCCATGTAACATCTAAATAGTCTTTTATCAATTCTGATACTTCAAATATTACATTGTTAGATATTGTATTTTTTGAAATCACATATTGATTAACATTATTTATTTTAATCACAAGGTCTGCTGAACCTGATGCTTGTGATGATGTTTCATTTAAGAAAAAAGGTGATCTAAGTCTTACTAAGTAATTTGCCATATTATTTGTTTGGTATTGTATAGTCTAAAAATGATTCTACATCTAATGCATATTTGTCTATTAGTTCTTGTGGAAACTTCTTGTAAGCATTTTCAAATGCTTCACTAAAAAAGTATGATGGTTTCATTCCATGTTGAAATATAGATCTAGCTATTAGAAATGTAATTGAGTTTTTAAATCCTACTGATTGTATTGATCTTTTCTTAAATTGTCCTTTCTTTCCTCTTGGAGCTATGCCTTGTTTTACAACCCATTTATCAAATGCTTTTGGAGGAGGCATTTTAGTTTTATAGCTAAATGTTTTTAATCCATACTTTCTTTTACCATATTTTGTTTTCTTTCCATCAACCCCTGCATCTACAAATGCACCATAATCTGCAAACATAAACTCTAATTGAAATGAATTAGGAGATACTTTTAACTTATCATCTACTGACTTTTCTAGCTGACCTGAGCTTACTAAAGGATATGACTTTCCATTCCTTCTGATCCTTTTCTTTCTAAGGTTCTTCTTTGCATGGTCTACTACATCTCTAGCAAAGTCTTGTAATGCTTTCTTTGTTTTATTTAAATCCATTAGCAAACATCTATATCATTTAATATTTGTACTGTAAAAGTAGTTGCCCATCCTGCTAAGATGTTTTCAAACCTGTCAAAGAATGGTTCACATGTAGGATCACCTACTAACTCATATCCATTTTGTGATAATGTACCTATTCTTAACCTGGACACCATTCTATTTGAAACTGCTAATTGAGTATTAAGAATGTCTTGAATGTTTGTATTACCAGTAAACAAATCTTCATCTAATTGTTTGTTGGTGTCTACTTGTTCCATTGTTAGAACTGTAAAATTAAACTGTAATGTTTTTTCTGCATTTGTAGCTCCTTCAATAATTATATGAGCTAAAGGAAATATAGTCTGTTTCTGTAAGTCAATATCTGTAATGTCACCAAATGTACAAGTCTTTATACTTGGATTAGACAACAACTCCTCTTTAATTGTTGATGTAACTAAATAAAAACCTCTTATTCCCTTATCACTTGTTACCATAACTTCTTTTTATTTTTTGATTCTCTAATATTTGTTTTTCTGTAACATACTCTAAATACATTAAAACTTTATGTGCATGTTGTTTGGTGATATATTCAAACTTTTCAAGATTCCCCTGACTTGCTGTGTAAATTGATGAGTACCAATTCCATTTTGCATTAAACCCTCCTTCACTTGTGAATGATCCTTGAGAATCCCCCTGTCCAAATAATCCATCATAACTTGAGATAATTCTTTCCCTAAATTCAACAAAAAAAAAACAGCACCTAATGCTACTGATAAAGGCATCTGTTTAATGTGGTCATTTATAGAGCCATCATATTCTTTTATATTATATCTTCCTCTAGCTTGTATGTCAATAGGTCTATATAGAACTGACATTGCCTTATGCATTTCTTGCCAGTCTCCTAAGTATGAATCTAAATCTACAAACTCACCAAATGTAATCTCATCTAAGTTTGGAATAAATCCATATTGTACATTATCTAATGTGAACTTATTAATAAACTTATTATCCTCATCAAACATGTTGGATAGTGTGCTAGTGATTTCACTTACATCTTTCCATCTCATCTTAGTAACATATTTAAGCTCTACATTACAAAAGATCTCTATCATTTTTTGTGCTATAAACATCTCATCATTATCTCCTGCTTGTACCTTTAAGTATTTTTGATACTGGTCCAGGCTTATTTCTGATAGGTTCTCAGGCACTTTCACTTCTAGTTCCATATCTATATAATGCTTTTATCTAAAAGTTTTAAAAAAAAGTTTTCAAGATATTTGGTAGTTATATAATAATGTATTATATTTACACTATAAATATGAAAAACACTATGAAAAACAATACAAAAACAAGATACAGAGTTTACTCAGGAGGAGAAATTTTAGGAGAATCAAATAAATATTTTACATCACTTGCTGCTGCAAAAAAACACATGAAAGATATACATGGCTTTATGGTTGAAATGAATACAAGTTTATTTACTTTATGTGTAGAAAAAAGTGATGACAATTTTCAAGATATTATTACTACTACAATAGACACAAGAACAACAATAATTAATTTATAATAATATGAAAGATTTAAAAGACTTAGAAAAATACTTTAACCTACCAATTTGGTTAATTACCTTATTACTATGGATTGCAGCAGTTGGTTTGATAATCCTTTCCAACTTAGTTGATTCAATGTAATGTTTTTCATATTAATTAGTTTTATGACACCTTTAGGTGTACAGGAGTGGAGATTAATTTCTCCCTCCTTTTTTTATTTTATAGCATACCTTCCATAGTTAGGATAGGATAGTTTATGAACTACACTATATCTTAATGCATCACAGAAGTGATTAAACTTGTCTACTGGTTTGTTAGTTGGATTACCATTTCTATCTTCTATGTATTTATAGTTCTCTAATTCTTTCAATGCATTAGTACTATCTTTAGTAACATGTAGTTTGTATCTTCTGATCAGGTCTATTCCATAATTGATTTCATATTTCTTTTTACCTTTTATATTCCATCCCATTCTATGAATCTCCTCTATTGATTTAGGTTCACTTGAATCTGCAAATAGCTCATCTCTCCTATCTAATCCTAATCTTACAAACTCTTTAGCTAAGTCTTGATTGGTTAAACCTTTTTCATAAAGCAATTCTTGAGTGTACATATTATCACCATCTATATAAGTTGCACACAGAGCTGATGGATCAGATGCAAAACCAAAGTCTAATCCTCTAGATATTAGTTTAGCTGTAGCAGGTATACCATCACATACATGAAACTTAAACACTAGTGACCTACTCTGTCCTCTTAAACCTAATCCATATACTCTCCAGTAATCAGGATCAGTATCCTTTAATCTTTTAATTTCAGTTTGTAATGTATTTGATAAGAATGGATTATCCATAAAGGTAGAGATATGTAAAGTTGCATCATCTCTCTCTAGCACTTTGTCATATATCCAATGGAACTGATCATGTGGATTATAGTCAATTATAATGTTGCCATCTGTTCTGAATAGTAATTGATTCCAGGCTTCATAATCTATTTCATTAGCCTCATTAATAAATAGTAGATCTCTCTTTCTACCTCTAACCCTAGATCCCATATCTAAGCTAAAGAACTCTATAAGGTTTCCATTCAACCAATACTCATTAGATGTTTTGTTGTGATAGATTTCACTATACAGATCATTGTTTCTAAGTATCTCTAGAAAGTCTCTTAGAACTGATGCTTTTAAACTAGGCAAGGTTTTTCTACATATAGAGACAACTTTACCTGTATTGTTATGACAATAACTGAATATTATCCATAGTAAAGTATTATATGTCTTTCCTGATCTTGAGCCTCCCTGTAA